TCAGAATGGTAGAGGGGTGTTTAAAGTGTGCTACCCGTTTGCGGCTTTTTGCTATCCAGGTTTTTCTGAAAATGCAAAAGGCGTTGTGGATTACTCCCATTTATTGAAAGGTCGGGAAGTGCATGGATTTGGGCTGATTGATTCAAAAGAAGATGCCCATAGATTCTCACTCTTGGCAAATACGATTGGGGCTACGTAGTTTCTTCCTTCTTTTTCTTTGAGAGAACTTCCAATTTAGATACTCTAAGGTACTGAACAGCGATGGGGTCACCACCTTTAGGGACATGGACTTTTACCGATGGGCTACCTTTGGCGTAAACATGAGTGCCTTTCTTCAGCATTTCAAGTAACTCCTGACTATCAGAGTAATAAGCGCAATCAACCCATTGTTTCTTTTCCTCTTTGTTGCCGTCACGGTTGCGCCAGCTTTCGCTGTGACAGATTGAGAAGTTTATTATTTTCCTTCCCCCCGCATCGTTCATCACCGCATCAGCACCCAAGTTGCCGATCATAAAGAACTCTATCATAGGATTTTGGATTTTGTTTACAATTTACAGACTAGCAAGTCCTCTCTGCATAACCATAGCCCTTTTTCAAGTTCTACACCGCCCGCATCAGCAAGGCAAGTATCACCAACAGCTAAAATTGATTGTGAATCAGGGGAGATAGCCACGACCTCTACTCTTTTGTAATGGTCTTTGATTGTGTCAAGGATTAAACCGGCTACCGAAGTCTTTTCTACGTAAATGTCTTTTACAAGGATTTTGTTGCCTAAAGGTTGCATGATTTTCTAGGAGTTTGACAAATGTAAAAAAAATATCACAATTCAACGAAAAATATTAATTTTGACTAACTTACAGCCCATGTCTAGTCCAATATGCCTACAAAATAACATCTTAGTGGAATTGCCAAAGGCATTTCAGGATGAGTTAGTCACTTCCAATGGGATGAAGTTCTATCAGGATACTACCTTTCGCCCCGAATGGAATGTCACACTTCAAGGCAAAGTCACATCAATCCCTCAAAAAATAACTCAAGGCGATGGTAATATCCACTCTTTCGACCCCGACCGTCCACGCATAAGGCCAATAGTAAAAGTTGGCGATGAATTATTCTTCAGCTACACCGTAGTAATGAAGCGTTCCCAAACCGATAATGCCGGTGATATTTTCACAAGAGAAGACCCTATTAATCCTTATACTACCACATGGTTAAGTTATTCGGGATTGAGAATGATTCGGGTTTACTTGATGAATAATAAATGGGAGATTGGCTTATTGGATACCAAAACAAAAACATGGATTGATAAGCTAGTAGGTGGTGAAGGGGAAGTTGAAAGTTTCATGGGAAAGTATATGCCAACAGAAAATGTTGGCTTTAATTATAAGAACCTATTGCCGCATGATGGCAAAGACTATTGGATGGTTGATTATGCTTATGCTATAGCAATTAAAAGGGCAGAAGGCGTATTTGATATGATTGGTGATTATGTTTTAGTAGAACCAATCAGAGAGCCATTCAGAGGCACACATCAGGGCGTAATAGAAGTTTATGAAATAGAACAAGACAAAGACCACAGAGCCATCGGCAAAGTGCTATACATAGGTGAGCCACTTGCCGGTGATACCAAACTAAGTGTAAAGCCAAACGACATTATTTGTTCAGACATACGTTATGTTCAGAAGTATGAAATTGATGGAAAAGACTATTGGGTTATCCGTCAAAAGCACATTTACGGCAAACAGTCTGTAACAAATGACAATACAAGAGATATTTGATTTCATAGATGAAATGACGGCGCAAGAAAGAGGTGGGTTTAATACTCCCGCCGAAAAAGAGGCCGCACTTGATAGAGCAAGCATGACTATGTTTACGTTCTATCGGAAAATCTATGCTACATCAATTCAAGCCAAAGAAGCACTTTCTCCATTCAGAGTACGGTATGACTACGTAACCGATGGTAGCGGGGAAATCACCCTTACCGCCGGTCAGGAATTTGTATCATTGCTATCAATGGACGTAACGATTAATGACCCCGATAGCCCTTCAGGATTTGACCCCGACAGAAGATTCCCCGTATCATTCCCAAATGAAGATGAACTTGCTGATAGGTTAAATTCCCAAACAAAGCAACCGACAAGAACAGCACCCATAGCCGACATAATAGATGTTGGCTATTATAATCTTTACCCGCAAGTAGTTCATGCTGGAACAATACGTTTCTTAAAAAGACCGGCCAAGCCCGTATATGGTTACACGCAAGCAGGTAGGGTTATAACATACGACCCGAATACATCAACGCAACTAGAATGGACTGAACCTTATTTGAATGATGTAATATTTCTTGCATTGAGATTCTTGGGCGTTAATCTAAGTAATGAGTATTTGAATGAAGTGATGACACAGTATCTAAATGAAAAATAATGGCAACACTATACTCAATATCTGAACAAGTTAGGTCAATGCTGCAAGGCGGTGATGCCCCACAAGCCCCCAAGTTTGAAATGGAGGAAGTGAAAAGATTCATCATTCAAGTTATCAATGGGATGTTGAAAACGCAACACCTAACCGATGAAATGTCAGGCGGTGAAGCAATTCCAGATGGAACTATTTTAGCGGAGTACGATAACGTAGCAGTAGAAAGCTACAAGAATAGCGCAAGAGCAGAACTACCAGCAATGCCAATTAAACTACCAAGAGGCATGGGCATATACCATGTAAGTAAAACAGATGATATATTCAAAGGCTTTATCCCATTTGGTGCAGGGGAATTACAGATGATAGGGCAAGAGCCATTAATAGGAGATATAGATGGACAAGTAGGTTACGAACAAAGGGGCAAGTATATTTATTTCAATAGAGACATAACAGGCAATGATGAAGTGTATGCCATCAATGAAGTGTATATGCTTTTAGCCGTAAAAGATTTATCGCTATATGGGGATTTTGATCTACTACCTATCAGTGGCTCTATGGAATCCGATGTTATTATGGCTACTTATCAAATGCTGTCTGCGCAAATGCCGTCGAACAAAAAAGTTGATGTAATTAATAAACAGGAGGTTCAGCAATGAGAGTTATAAATTTGGATGCCGTTACCCGCAGCACTCTTAGCAGGTTACGTAAGCCCATCCACTATTACTATCAATTTTTAAAAACATCTTCGGATTGTTTGCGAGAATTAATTTTCGATACACTGCAAATACAAAATACTGTCCGATTGCCACTCAATGAATTTTATGAAGCCGAAATACCACCCGACTATGTTGACTTCATTAAAGTAGGGGTGCAAGCGGGGCAATATTCAAGACCATTGGTAAGCAGGCATACAATAAACAACTTAGCCAACTTCAACCCAACAACGGGCGTTCAAATAAACTATCCCAATTATGACTACGGAGATGTAGATGAATTTGGTAATCTGTTTCAATGGTGGGGTATCAACATAAATTCACAAGGGGAAAATACAGGAGGCTATTACGGCATTGGCGCAGGTAGTGAACCCGATACTTTCAAGATCATTCCAGAAAGAAACGTTATCCAATGTAATAGTCAAATCGGCTGCACCAAGATTGTCTTAGAATATATCAGTGATGGCACATTCGCTAATTCAGCAACCAAGATTCCGGTGTATGCACAAAAGACAATCGAAGAATATAACATTTGGCAGTTCAAAGAAAACAGTAAATCATACGGGGCGCAAGATGCACAATTAGCCAAATCGCTCTTTGAAAGGCAGCATGAGATATTGAGGGCAAGGAAGAATAATCTTACCCCAGAACTTTTAAACAGAATAATCAATAGAAATACTAAAGCATCAATCAAATGATTGAAAACCAAGAAATATGGAAGCCGGTTGTCGGCTTTGAGGGGATATATGAAATATCCTCTTTTGGTAACATTAGGAAAATATCGGCTACTAAGTTTGAGAGAAAATCTGTTGGTAATTTAGTCCCGTACCTTAATAAGTTCTATTTAAGAATTTACCTAACAGGCGGCGGGGGGAAGTTTCGTCATGCCAAAATTCACAGACTTGTTGCGGAAGCGTTTATACCCAACCCAGAAAACAAGCCGCAGGTGAACCATATTAACTGCATAAAAACAGACAACAGGGTTGAAAACTTAGAGTGGGCGACAAATTCAGACAATCAACTTCACGCATATGCGAATGGTTTACAGCCTAAGCGAAATGGCGGTTGGGTAATAAAGGATAAATCAAGAAACTTTAAAGCCAAAAGAATACTCAATATGGAGACAGGGGAGAGATTTTTAAGTATTCGTGATGCTGCCGACAGCGTTGGAATGAGTAAATATGTATTAAGTCAGAGTTTAAGAGGTACTACCAAAAAAGACTTCGGATTTGCGTATGCAACAGATATTTAAAAAGTTATTAAATAACGGCATTGACAGCGACAGCGCAGAGTTTCTTGTGCCGCCCAATAGCTTTATATCTGGATATAATGTTCGCATTGGTGGTACAACAGATTTAGGTGGTGTTGGGTATATCGAATCTATCCTTGAAAATGTAGAGAAGTTTCACGTACTTTCTTCCGGTGGTAATGATACAAGAATAGGCTTTGCAGCAAGTGATGAAGAAGGGTGGATTGTAAAATTTAATTATAATGATGCAGGTAATCATGGAATATTTCTTTATAGTCTCTATCTTGAAACATGGTATGACTTGCTCTTGGAAGCAGATGTTACCGGAGGATTGGGCTTCCAAAAAAATGAACTCATCCACAGCGCAAGAATTGAGAATGGGATTTTGTATTGGTGCAATAGCGAAACAAGCGAACCGAGAAAATTAAATATCCGTTCTGCCGTAAATCTCTACACCCCCGGTGTTTATCCAGAGAACTACACCTATACAAGTCCCATTTCTCAAAATGTCTTGTATTGGATTCGCAGACAACCAGGATTACCGCCATCGCAAGAAAAACAAACGGATAGCCCCGGCCTGAATAACTTTACCAAGAATGAAGGCTTTTGGTTTTCATACAGGTATATTTATCGGGATTATGAAATTTCAACGCTATCTGGGTTATCCACACTTGCTAATTACAATACCGAAGATGAGGGTTACAACTATATCCATGTTGAAATACCAATATTAGAACAAATTGAGCAAGATGTTTTGCAAGTTGACTTAGTAGTTAAGTACGCTAATAGCGGTAAATTATTCGTCATAAAATCATGGAACAAAAATATCCCCGCCGATGCTGCTTTAATCGTAGCGCATAATGACGGGAGCGCTAACCTATATTTTGATTACGCCAATGATTTTACCGGCATTGCATTGGATGATGCCTATTCGGTAAAGCCTTATGATAGCGTTCCAATCTACGCTCAAACAATAGAGATAGCAAGGAACAGGTCTTTCATGATGAATTATACCATTGGGTATGATACGCCAATTACTACATCGCTGAACGCAACATTTCAAACGCAAACTGAAGGAGCAACGGCAACAGGGACGTTTTGGCAAATACAATGGAGGCCATCGCCATTTGGAAGCCCAGATTTATACTATGTAGTGGATATACAAAATATTGGTGTTTATTCAGGGTATTATGGCGTGCTACCTTACCCCGGCCCGTATGGGCCAGCCGCCGTCCCGCCTATACTGCCTACTACTCTTGATTACCCAACCGAATTAGTTTTTATAGGGGATAGCTATAGTGCAATTTTACTGTATTTTAGTTTTAACCCAGGCGATGTAATAGGCTTCGTCCAAACGATATATACTACCGATATTACAAACCCACCTACTGTAATATCTCTTGTTGGTTCTACCGCATTTAAAAGTGATGCTTCCTATCAACCCGCTGTGGTATTCTATGACCATGCAGGAAGAAAGTGCGGAGTATTCACAAGAGATGACCTGATTATAACCACCCCTGACCGGGATTATGATACCATTACCTATACAACGGCGATGAACTGGACGTTAGATAATACGCTTGCTGTAAATGAAATACCAGAGTGGGCGTATTATTATTCAGTTGTTGTTACGAAATGCTTGAGGACAAGATTCTTTCTTGAGGCGAAAGTTAAAAATTTAACCTACGCAACAAAGGACGAAGATGGGTTGTATATTTTTGATACAGCATCGTATTCAGCAGAACTCAATGGTATAGCTGTTGACATTACAATGCTGAATAGTTATGGCATGGGTTATACGTTTGCCGATGGTGATTTTATTAAACTTTATATTGACGGCGCAGCAGTAGTTCATACTCTTTCAATAGTTGCCCAACAAGGGAATTTTGTTGTTTGTGAATTAAAGGATATTGGGGCTATTGGGAATGACGCAACGCCATTCTTAACTTGTTTGTTTGAAATCTACACGCCTTACCGCCCATCAACCGATGAGCCATTCTATGAGGTTGCTCAAACATTCGCTATTAATAACCCAACAGAAAGTGGCAGAGAATACAGCACATTGGCCGGTTCAATAAGAGGGGATATAACCTTACTGAATAGAAGTGATGGTAGCGTTGACTACCTTACAGAAAATATGTCTCCTAATGATAAGTACCCGTATAGATGGAATACTGATTCAGGGAGGCCAAACTTCATTGATGACATTGGGCAAGAAGTAAAGACAAATGAAATAGCGTATAGCGATGTATTAATTCAAGGGACAAGAACGAATGGGCTTTCCACCTTTGAAGCATTAAATACAAAAGATATTCCTATTGAATGTGGGGATGGTATAAAATTACAAGTAGCCGATAAGATAACAGAGCAAGGGAACATCATGCTTGCAATATGTGTGAATGAAACAGTATCGCTTTATTTGAGTGAAGCGCAGTTGTTGGGTTCAACCGGCAATGCCTTCCTTGCACAAGCAGCAGATGTAATTGGTACGGTTAATGTATTGCAAGGCTCTTTTGGTTCAATGAATCCAGAAAGCGTTGTGGTATTGAGAGGACAAGTATTTTTCTATTGCTTGATTAAAGGGTGTTTTGTAAGATATTCAAATGCTGGATTATTCCCGATTAGCGATTATGGCATGAAGCGGGTGTCACATTTATTCTCCCAAGCCTATGCTGAAATGACGGAAGAAGAAATTGAGGAATTGGGCAGTAGGCCGTTTGTATTTGGTGGAGTTGACCCTTACCATTTAGAAGTTTATTGGTCAATCCCAAGCACAACAGAAGTGCCGCCCAAAGGCTATCTCCCAAGCTATGAATCTCCCGAACCACAAATAATTTATCCATTCGATATTTACGATGGGGTGGGTAAGGTATTGGTGTTTAAAACAGCCCAAAACCGTTGGGCAACCCCTCACAGATACGAAACAGAAGGCTTTGTTGACATAAGAGATTACCTGTTCAGCGCAAAGAACGGGGCTATGTACCAACACAATTACGACAATGGTACAGACGACACTTATAGCAAGTGGTATGGCGAAGAAGTAAAGCCAGAAATCGGCTTTATTGTAAATGATGAGCCAAATATTGTAAAACAATTTCTAACTTTGAGTGTTGAGGGGAATATTCAGCCTACCTTTTGTATAGCCCTAGTGGAGTACCCCAACGAACAAATTACAGACATTACAGATGAATGGGTAACCCGTGAAGGCGTTTTCTACGCAAAATTATTAAGAGATAAATTGTCGCCGAATGTTTCAGGAACATACGACGAAAAGTTATATACGGGTGATAGATTGAGAAGTAATTGGATGAAAGTGTATGTGGAATTTGACACAAGAGAGTTATTGCAAGTAAGATTTTTTAACGCCGGTGCGTTTCCAGATGCCGGTCATAAAACATAAATTATGGGACTATTTTCAATGATTGGTAATTTCATTACCGCAGGGAAGCAGAATAAAATGGCTAAAAAGATTAACCCCGTAAACACAAATTACGAGACAAGTCAGCCAATACAAGACCTCTATGCCGAAGGTAATAACCTTTATCAAGGCAGAATGGAAGGAGCGAATGTTGCTCAACAAAACCTACTCAATGCCGGTGCAAATTTCAATGCAGGTGTTGATAGGAGTGCAACAAGCGGTTCACAAGCGATAGCAGCAAAGGCAGCAGGTCTTGGTTCAACCAATCAAGGGTTCGCTGATTTGGCACAACAAGAGGCACAAAATAAATTACAAAGGTTCGGCATCAAATCTCAAGTATCTCAACTAATGGCAAGAGAAGGGGATAAAGTTTATGAAGATAAATTGAGAAACTATTACGACGATCTTAATTACAAAAGAGCATTAGAAGGTTCAGCAATGCAGAATAAAGCAAATGCGTGGGGTGGCATTGACGACCTTGTAAATACAGGCGTTTCTTTACTTTCCCCCGGTGGTGCATTTAGTGGTGTATTTGGTGGTAAGAGTGGTCAAGCCGGTGGCCCACCAATGCCCGACTTAGGCGGTGGAGGGCCGGGACGAAATTGGCAAACAAATGCGGCAAGAAATTATAGACCCGGTTAATAATTAAATAAAATGGCAGGAGTACAAAATCAAATCGGCATAGGTTCAGCACAGGTATTACCTGAAGGGCCATCCCATATGCCACTTGCTCAACAGTTATTTCGCCAAAAGGCATACCAAGATGAGCAAGACAGGTATAACCAACGCTTGAAAGAGCAAAACAATAAAGACCTATATGGTTTAATTGGTGATGCCCTTAACCTAAAAGATTTCAACCCTGTTATCCATGATAGAGTAAAACAAGCACAAATTAAATTAGCTGAAAAGATAAAATTAGAAAATCCATCCTATGCAGATACTTACTTAGCAGCACAAAACGAAGCGGCAACTTTAGGTCAAGTAAGTCAAGGGCTAAATCAAGCCGATCAAATCATTGCAGCTACCAAGAAAGAGTACGAGCCGGATAAGAGAATCAATGCCGCCAATGTAGAGGGGATAGCTAGGAAAATGATTTTGGATGATTTAAAAGCCAACGGTAAAATTGACCCGTCAAGAAATTATTTCGATGAAGCATTAAATAAGCATCCAGAATTTGCACTAACCGATAAATCCGATTACACCGTAACTAAATTTATACCAGAAGAAAAACAATCTCTTTCCGGCAAGTATAGCGAAACGAATAGGCAAGGCGCAATGGATAAGTTCGATTGGAAGGCTGAAACCTATCCAGTCTATTATGATTTCAAAGACAATGGAGAGCAAGCAGCACCAACCATAACAACAAGGTCGGAGGGTTCTGGATTAAAAGATAAAGATGGTAAGGAAGTCCCAATGCTTTCAGAAGATGCCTACGGTAGGTTTAAGGCAACGGCATCAAATGTTGCAGCACTAAATTTAAGGTTGAAAAAACAATACGGCGATACGCTTGATTTACAAAGTGAGCAAGCCGACAAGTTAAGAAGAATCGAAGCCTATAAAGATGTTGAAAGGCAGAAGCCAAGAGTTAATACATCAAGGGTTGAAAGGGAAGCCCCGCAAAGATCACACAGTTTCTATTTCGGGAGTGGCTACGGGCAAACCCCACAAGGGCAAACACAAGGTAATGCCTTTGATGATATACCGGATGGCGATTACGGGACTACGGTAGTGAAAGATGGGGCTATTTATGACAAAGAAGGGAACCCCAAAAATGGCGTTGTATTTATTAAAGGAGATAGAGTACCAGCGTCAGTAAAAGCTGCTCTTAAGGCAGGCGGGATAAATCCAGATATGTTGATTGGTGGTGTTAATGCAGAAGTGAAAGACGGGAAGATAGTAGCCATGAGCAATAAAAATATTGGTACAGTATCAAGGCAATCAATGGAGGGGGTGTTCCAACCAAAAGCGGATACAGAGCCACTAAAAGGGCAAAAGCTACAATTTGCAGAGGGGAGTACGCCAAAAGGTGGGAGCGCAACGTATAACATCAAAGGAAAGAAATATTCAGAGCAAGACTTATTAGACATGGGGTACACAGTTGACCAAATAAAGAAATATAAAACTAAGTGACCACTAAAACATACGATAAAGACCCGTTAGGAATTTTAGGTGATGAGCCAACGAATGACCCGTTGGGAATACTTGAGCCAACCGTAAAAAAAAAAGATGGTGGCATCGTATCTTCCCCTACATCATCAGAATCACCATCACAAGAAGATAAGAGGCTTTTTGGGTATAGGACATTATTTAAAGACACTAATGAAGAAAAGGGTAAATTCATTAAGCCATTACCTGTTCCCAAAACAATAGAAAGCGGGGTTAAGCAAGACAAGAAGAAAGATACAGGTGTAGCCGGACGCTTATTTAATGGGTTGGTTGAACTCGTTTCAAAAACAGCCGGAGGGATTGCGGACGCATCAAATACAATTACAGACATAGGGGGTGAGTTGTTGGATAAGGCGCAAGGGACTGAAGGGTTTTCAAAATACAGAAAAGAAGCCCAACCGCTAAGACTGCCGGAAGGTAAAGACGTTAGGGCTGATATAGAAGGTAAGTTAAAGGTAAACACCGAATACGAAGCTCCAACATTTGATGTTACCGATGGCGTTCAAGCATCCGACATTGAATCATTGGCTGTGCAAGCCCCAGAACAATTAGCGGGGATGCTCATGGGATTAGTAACTGGCGGTCAGTCATATTTCTATCAGTCAGTAAGTGATAACTCAAAGGAATTAGATAAGATACCTGAAGCTGCAAAACTTTCAGCAGGGGAAAAATTTGGATATTTATATATTCAAGGGGCAGTTCAAGCGGCGCTTGAAAAATTTTCTATTGATAAGATGTTCAAATCAACGGGGCTTTCTAAAAAAGCAGCCGACAAAATAACTAATGAAATCATAGATGAATTTGCAAAAAAAGGAAAGAAAGCAACAGCAAAAGAGATTGAAGATTTGGCCTTTAAAAAAGCGTCGTCATTTGCTACCAAAGCCAAGAATGTAGGCATTAAGGGTGGAGTTTCAGGCGTAGTTGAAGGGGTGACAGAAGGCGCACAAACCGGAGCATCTGAAGGTAATAAAATTGCTTTAAACAAAATAACTGGGAAGAAAATATTTGATGAAAAGGATATTGTTACTAACCTAGCTAAGAATGTAATTAATTCTGCCGTTCAAGGTAAAGTAATTGGCGGTGTTGTTGGGGGCGGTGTCGGGGCGTTGCAAAACACAAACAAAGCCATCCGTAGTAAAATTGCACAAGCCCAATCGCCCGAAGATTTCCAAAAGCTACAAGGTGAAATTGCGCAGCAAGTGGAGTTGGGTAATATCACTCAAGAGGAAGCGGAAGCCGCCAATATCACAGCACAACAGTATGCAGAAATAGCGGCAAAGATTCCAGAAACAGTAGATGCGGAAAGGAAGTATGCACTCATGGGGGGCATTGAACAAAGAGAAGGGCTTAAAAATGAGATAGCAGAAGTTAATTCTGAATTAGGCTATCTTGATGAAGCCTTTCATGAAGAACCGTTAGCAAGAATTGATTTACTGAAAGCCAAACTTGAGCAAACAAATGACTATATAGATGGTATTGTTAGCGGCAAGAAAACTACGTATAAGAAAGAAGGCGACCAATATTTCAAAACAGATGGCAAAGGGGAAGTAAGCCAAATATCAAAAGAGCATTACGATGCCGGTGTTGCAGTGAGGGAAGAAGAAGCAGCCAAAAATAAGAAGCCAGAAATAAACCCACAAGACCAAAAGACATTTACATTTACTCATGATGAAGATGTTCCGGCAGAATTAGAAAATGTTAAGCCAATTCATGTTCAAGAAATAAGTACACCCGAAGGCAATAAGGTTGAGGTAACATATTCAGGGGAACAATTAATTAAGGCGGGGTTGGCGAAAGTGGTTGAAGTGCAGGAAGAACCTATAACGTTTACAGAACAAGAGCAAGATGCACTTAAAGGGATACAAGAAGGCGATTTTAAGGGGACTGGCGTTTCTACATGGACTAATATCATACAAGACCCCAACGCATCGAATAAAGATAAAAAGCAAGCATTAAAGGAGCTATACGAGCAATTAACAGCCAAAGGAACGGAGGCGGTAGTTGGCGAAGCATTAGGCAAAAAGGCTGACTTAATCTATGATTTAAACTACGAAGCCCCAACCGAAAGTGCAGAATTGCAGAAAGCTCTTTCTCCTATGGAAACCCAAGCAGTCGAACAATCAGAAGGTGCGGCTGAAAATGTCGTGCCTTCTACTTTTGAAAATGTGGAAAGTACATCGAAAGCCCTTCATGAGAATAATCTAGTAAAAGAATTGATAAATTCCCATGATCTTGGTAAGGAAATGTATGACAGACTACCATCATCTGACGATTACAGTAAAAAAAACAAGGAGCTTTATAAGTCAATGTGGGATGGGGAGATAACAAGGGAGGAGTACAAAAGAATTATTGATGAAGAATACTCTAAGCTACAAAAGAAAAAAGCAGATTTCATTTCAGAAGAATATCATAAAGCTAAAAAAGATGGCAGCAATCCAGCATTAGTACAATCTGTTGAAAAACTTCTTACACCACAACAACAAACATCCAAAGGGGGTAATGTCGTGCCTTCTACTTTAAAAGATGAGCCAAAGAAACTGACTTTAAAACTTTCTGGCAAATTCGCAAATACGGAAGCTGCCGATAATGCCATAAAAGAAGTGTATGAATTGGGGGAAATAAATCAATTTAATGAAAAGCAAGTAGTAATAGATGGGGTTAAAATAAATGCAGAAAGAGATGGCGGTAAGATTTGGCTTAAAGAAATATCGGCAATAGAGCAAGGTAAGGGTAATGGGACAAAAGTGTTGAATAAGATAAAGGATGTAGCGGATAAAAACAATGTAGATATTGTACTGCACCCAACCGCTATTAAAAATACTTCCGAAGCCGACTTGATTAAATGGTATAAGAAGAATGGGTTTGAAGATTACACACAAGGTAGATTAATTTATAAATCAAAGGTAGCTCAAACTGAAAACACTACCGGCTTAGTACCGACGACTGAATCTAATTCGTCGCTTGAAGAAATCGGAGATGCCGGAGCTTCCAAACAACAAACATCCAATGAAACAAAACAACCAGAAGGGGGAACACCAACTCAACCCCCCCCAACAGATCAAGGAAAAGGAGTAGAACCGCCGCCAGCAGGAACGCCACCCGTAGAAGAAGGTAAAGGCGACAAGGATAAAGGGAATAAGGCTTTAGCTAATAGATTAGTGGATGCTGAAAAAGTACCGGAAGCGGCCAAGCAAGGCATACGTGAAAAAGGATTATCCTATGAGCCGCAGAGCCAAGAAGAAGCCCAGAAGTTAGCCAATGCCATAATAGATGAAGTAGGTATTGACGAAGCCGTATTGAGAGCAAGAGCGCAAGAATTTGGTGGGGATGTAAATACATTAGTGCAAACACAAGCATTGAATAGGTTGGCTGAAATGTCAGAGAAGGAAACTGAACCCGATAAGAAATTAGAGCATGACTTGAAGTTTGCAGAAATAGGTATTCAGTTGGATGAATGGCTACGCAAGCAAGGTCGTGGTATATCAGCCTTAAACTATTTCTATAAAAAATCTCCATTAGGTATGCAGATAGTGGAGAATACAAGGCGCAAGCAAGATTTTGAAGAATGGTCAAAGCCAAAAGATAAGTCATGGAAAGAGTTCTTTGATGAAATGATGAAAGAGCCGGAGTTTGAAAGTTTGGTGAAAGAGGAAGTAAAAAAAGAACGTGCTGAAGAAAGGAAAGCCAAGAAAGATAAAGTACATAAGTCTATTGATGATTTGGCAAAGAAGTGGGCGGATAAGTTAAAGCCTAAAGGCGGTAATGAAGATATACAAAAGCAAGGTATAGGTATTGATGAAATAATGAAGGCCGCAACAACAGCCATCAAAGCAGCCTATGATGCCGGTGAAGCCGTTGCCAAAATCGTACAAGATGCCATTAATTATATATCAGAACAAATCGGCCATGACCAATGGGGTACAGAAGATTTTAGAGCAGAGTGGGAGCAGAAGTTAAGAGATAAGGCCGCTAAGAAAGCACTAACCGATGAAGAAGTAAAGGCAAGAGTTCTTGATAGGTTTAAGAATAAATTAAAAGGGCTATCTGATTCACAAAAAGAGGAAGTGGTAAGAAAGTCCTTTAAGAAGATAGTAGAGAGCGGTGGATTGGATTATCAAGAGTTCAAAGATATTATTTCAGATATTACCGGCAGAGGCCCAATGTCAGAAGAGGAAGCCACCAAACTGAAAGACCTTGTTACGGCAATCAATTCAGTTGAAGATGCAGCCGTAGAAGCAAGGAAAACAAGAACAGCCGGTGCGTTAAAGAAATTTAAAGAGCAGCAGCTAAAGGCGGGTAAGGCATCAAAGGATTTGAACAAACTTCTCTACAATAAGCCAAACGTAATAAAGAGGCTAACATCCATCATGCAGTTAAATACATTAGGTATTCCTGCATTGGTGAACAACCCTATTTATAATATATGGAATCAGACAACATTGAGATTCCCAATAGGCGTAGTGAATACTTTGGTGGATGGTACTATTTCAGCCATTTCAAAAGTAATGGGCAGAGAATATACTTCTGAAACAAGCCTTATATCATTAGATAAGTATTGGCTAAGAACGCAGAAGGAATTTTTCAGCAAGTTAGGGTTAGGATTGAAGGAAGGTGGCTTGCAATTTGTAACCGGACTTGACCGCCAGGATTATACTCAAAAAGAATTATACGGCCAACAGATAAGGCCACTTAGTTCAGCCAAAGATTTATTCCTTTGGGCAACGGGTAAAAAGCCATTATCGGGAGCGCAAATAGTTGATAAAGGTTTGCAAGCATCCCCTATTGGATGGATAGCTGAAGGGATTGCACGTGTGTTGAACTTAGGTGATAAGCCGCAACGTTTCGCAGCAGAGGGGGCGCAAGCAGCAGCATTTTCAAAAGCATTAGGCATAAGTGATGTTGACTATAAATTATTCATTGAATTCCCAAGAGAAGAAGCGTATCGTCAGTTTATAGCGAAAGGATTAAGCGAAGCAGAGGCGGGTAAGAAAGCCGACTATATAAGAGATACCATTGTAAAGGAAGGCCAACGTTCAACATTTCAGCAAGATAATGTACTGAATGATATTTTAAACAAGATATTCGGCGGTGAGCAAAGCGGGGCGGGTAGTTTAGCTAAAGCAGTTGCGGTATCCCCGTATGTCAAAATACCTTCCAATGCTTTTTGGTCTTATTTTAATTTAGTAAATCCAGAGGTAGCATTACTGCAAGCGGCATACTATGGTACAAAAGCAGCAGCAAGAGCCAAGAACCCTAACGCTAGATTTCCGTATGATAAGTCAGGGGCATCAGCAGCGAAAGATTTACATGAAGCTAAGTATTGGTTCGCCCATGCAGCCGTAGGTATAGCAATGAGGTCGGTAGTAACATCAATGGTGTTGGCGGGAATATTCCGTTCATCTAATGATGATGACGATACTAAGAAAGAAAGACAAGGTGAGCAGAATTTTGAAGCGCAAGGTACAATCAATGTTACAAAACTTAACGCATGGCTAAGAGGCGATGACCCAAGTAAAATAAAGGGCGGTCTATTGGTGAGCAATCGTTGGGGTGGTCATTGGGGAACAGTCGGTAATACTGTTGCTAAGAGGTATGAAAACATGACACCCGAACAAAAAGAGAATGGTGATTCCTATTTCAATATGTTAATGGGTAATCTTGAATTATCATCATTGAAAGAAATGGAGCAAGGCGTATTTGGCAATACATCAGCATTGTTATCAGCAGCACAAAACCCCGATTATTTTTTAAGAGGTTGGGGGGTGAATACATTGAATATGTTTACCAACATCGTTCATCCAGCCGCCTTTGCTCAAATATCAAGAGCGCAAATACCATACGTATCACAAACCAAAGCAGATACATTTGGTGAGCAGATAAAGAATAGTATGCTCCAACGTTCAAGTTGGTTAAGAGCAGCAACGGGGGCTAATCCTACTGCAAAGATTGGTATTTGGGGAGATAAGATAGACAGACCTGATAACGTAGCTATGAGGTTATTCGGGTTCAGTAATGTAAACAAGGATGCCTTTGCAAGACCAATATACGATGATGTAGTAAGGACGGGAGATATTGGTTACTTCCCACCAGCAGTACCACCAAGATTAAACAACCAAAAACTAAATACAGAGCAAACATTAAAGTTAGAAGAATATGTAGGGCAAGCAAGAAAAGGATATATAGCCCCGTATGTTAATGACCAAGCAATAATTGAAGGGTTTGATGTTAAGTACAGCCAATTATCCGACGACGATAAAAAGTATATGCTCCAATATTTGTATGGTAAAGGCAAAGATGATGGTGAAGAAAGATTTTATAACGACTACCCACAATTCAGGCCAGCAGAAGTAGAGAAAGATTATGAAGCGGAACAACAGAAAAGCATTTTTAAATTATTACAAAAATACAAATGAACTTCGGAGAATTACTAATGGCAAACAGTTCCTTTGGTGATGAAATAGACCCAAAGGGTAAAAAGAAGCCGCCTACTATTGGGGATGAAATGAAAGTACTTGCCAGGAGAAATTTAAAGTATGATAATAAAAATTCTTTGGATTTAGCCAGGTCTGCAAGTAAATATTCAGGAGTCAACCCTGCACTACTTTTATCATCTGCTTACCAAGAGGGGATGAATCAAGCCGTTTCAAAGCAGGGTGTGTCAGAAGCGTATGCTGCCGCTAAAGTCCCATCGGATTATCCGGTTGACGCTTTCTTCCATTACGGCATTGATAGTTTTTCAGATTACCTACCAAGTATAAAGCAGTATCTACCAAAAGATTTTACAGAAGATAGGTATAAGGTATTCCCTGCTTCAAATGAAGTTGATGAAAAGACATGGGCTAAACAAAACATACCACTACTACAACAACAAGGGTTACTTCCAAAAAACTTTGAATTTGACTTCTATAAAAACATGGAAGATGTTTACAATGCTTCTGATAAATATAAAGGCAAAGTGCCATTATCTAAAATGGCACAATCAGCGCATCCGGCAGCATTTAAAACCAACGAAGATGCACTAATAGTAAAGGCCGCTATACTAAAGAGTACTATGAATGAAATAGATCAGTATGCAAAGAAAAAAGGGTTAGTGTTAGATGACGAATCAAGAAACTACTTTACATTGGCGAGGTACAATGCAAGCCCTAAAACATCTTACGCAATGATTGATGAGTTTGCGGCAGCAAAAGATAAAAAGGCTTTCTTAAAGCAAGGTGTTTATAAAAACAAGTATGCAGGTGGTGTTCATAAAAATATTTCCCCAAGAATTGAAAGCATGGGGGTAGCCCAATCATTATTAGACGAACCACAAATACCAATTACACAATGACACAATCTGAAAAAGAACGGCTTGAAGCCTTATTAAAGAAACTAAAAGAAAAGCAACGTCCTGACTTATCAGTTAAGACACAAATACATTCTATTGAAGAACTTTTAAAAAGAAAAGCATGACCGAATTAGAACAGTTAAAACAAAAGGTTGCCGACTATGAATCAGTATTAGGGATAGCCGACAATGACATTGCAAAGAAAGCGTTTTTCTCACTATGTAGAATTGCAGATCAGCAAACTGCTAGGCTAAATGTATTTGATTTAAAACATGAGATAGGGCAAAACCCAAAAGACGACAAGGTTTATGACAGGGTAATGGAAATAGTAGTAAAGATGCCAAAGATGATTTCTGACATTCATTCATTGAGAAAGGAATTAGGAATTACAAATAAGCAGATTGAAGAAGCATTTGTTGAAGGGATAGCTGAAAAAAGAAATTAATGCCGCAACTATTAAACATATACGGGACTAATATAACGCTGCCTGAATTAAAGCAAGGGGAGTTTGTTGAGAATTGGGGTACTAACGACCCGAAGGAACAGTATTGGCGTAGAAAAGAATTGCCCGAAATGTTTGATGATGTTAAGTTCGATACAGACGGGGCTGCTATACTTAACCCAGAACAGAAAGCGTATGCGGCAGAGGAAGTTCGCAGATGTAAGAGAGGGTTTTGGTTTTACATCAAAGGAGTGCCAACGTATATAACCGGTAAAAATTATTTCTACCTACAATGGTGGAAACTGGAAGATGATATTTACCCCGATTACAGAAGTGCAGATAGAAGATACTTTTTGTTTTTAAATTATTGGCATAGCGTATTATGGTGTTTAGGTGTTGGTCGTGGTAAGAAAAGGCGTGAAGGCGCATCATCTCAATCATGCTCCAACTTAATCCATGAGTGTATATTTTATACCAATTCTAATTGCGGCCTTGTAAGTAAAACATTACAGGATAGTAGGGATACATTCACAGACATGGTTGCATTTGGTTATAACCAGTTGCCAGTATTCTTAAAGCCAAAGCAATTAAACAAGCCGGATAGTGTAAGTGAATTAGTCTTTGATGTTAAGCCGGAGAAAGGCGTAGTAAAGAATACAAAAGGCCATCGTTCTAAAGTAAACTTTCGTGCGCCTGTTGAAAATGCCTATGATAGAGGTCGTATGAGTTGGGTATTAGGGGATGAAGGCGGTAAGTGGCCTAATGAAGTGAAGTTCTCAAAGTTCATATCGAAGGTGTCAAAAACAATGGTGAAAGGTGCGAAGCGTGTAGGCTTTGCCGAATGTCCATCTACGGTAAATGAATTAACAAAAGGCGGTGGTATAGAGTACAAAAAGTTCTGGGAAGGTTCAGACCAATTCATCCATAACGGTAAGAAAACACCACTAAGGTTTGTTACCTACTTTACAGCAGCCTATGACAACTACGAAGGCTTCATTGATAAGTATGGTGAAAGTGTTATTGAAGCCCCCGACAAAGAAACATACGATTGGCTTGTAGCAAATTGGGTAGTTAAAGACCCAACCACAGGAGATACAGTAAGTGAAATAGATGAAGAAGATATTCGGTTAGGGGCAAGAGCGTATATATTCAAAAGAAGGGAAGGACTTGATGGTGATTTGTTGGAGGAAGAAATAAGACAGAATCCAACGACAGTAAAAGAAATGTTTGAAGCTGCCAATACGGGTTGCTTATTCAATTCTTACAAACTTAACCAACGAAAAGATTTATTAAAAATTCACCAAAAAGATTTGATTGAAAGAGGGAACTTTATTTGGAAAGACGGGACAAGGGATACTAAAGTAGAGTGGTTTGCAGACCCCAATGGGAAGTGGGAAGTAGTGAAAGAGTTCATGTATGATTTCATGAAAGAGAAGCAAAGGTTCAAAGAAGGCCAAGTAATAAAGTATAACGATTCAAACGCTACATTTAAAAGAGGTGGATTATTCATACCCGTTAATGACCATAGATTCGGCGGCGCTACTGACCCCTATGACCATGACACCGTAGATGATAACAGAAGGTCACAAGCAGGTAGTCTTATCAAGCAGAAAACAAATTTGGATAACTTTGATGATAAATTCGCATGGTGTGATGTATGCAGATACATAGCAAGACCGGCAACGGCAGAGTTAATGTATGAGGATATTTTGATGCAGCACTTCTTTTTTAGTTGCCGTATGCTCCCTGAAACACAAAAGCCGGGAATCATGAGGTACTTTAGAAACAGGGGCTATGCTGCATTTTTGATGATACTGCCCGGTTACACAGAACCAGGGATTCCATCAACGCCGGAGAATAAGCAAACGGGGTGTGAGTTTACAGAGTATGATGTAGAAATGAGAATTGACAAATACTATTTTATAGACGTAATAGATGACTTGCTAAACCTTGATATAAAGAAAACACAAAAGTACGACTTAGGAATGGCTAAACTTTGGACAGAAGTAGCTTGCTTAAATAAGATGTATGAAAAACCTGCCAATAGTAATGTAGTTGACGTATCCAATTTATTTAAACAATACAAAGTAAAATCAGCATGATAAGTAGTAACCAATACACCAACGTCCCTTTCCCGAAAGGAAATATTAACCCTGAATTAAAAGACGGGAAGTGGCTTTTGCAATATACAAAAGCAGCATGGGGGGAATGTGCAGGGTATAACATCTTTTATCATGCTAGGGAAACCTACGCAGAGTATAGAAGCTATGCTTACGGAAGGCAAACCATTGACAGGTACAAGCCAGCATTAGGGATAGACAAAGCCGCCGATGCAAGCCCTCTTAATATTACATGGGGTGTGCGTCCTGTACTAAGTAAGTACATGGATATTATCACTTCCATTATGATGAATGTTGGTAGGAAGGCGATAGCTACACCTATTGATGCTCTTGCAAAAGATAAAGCCGACCAATACTTTGCAGATGTACGTGCGAAGATATTAATGAGAGATGCTTTAATGCAAACGAATCCTGAATTAGCCGAAAGCCCTTATCTGAAACCAGAGCCAGGTGAACCCGAAAACATGGAAGAGCTTGAGATGCAGATGAACTACGGCTTCAAGTTTAACATGGCAATGGAGGCAGAGCAAGGGATTGAATTAGTGCAGTATCAAAATAACCTGCCACAAAAAAGAAATCAGGTTGTAAAAGACTTGGTACACTTAGGAGTTGGTGGTTATAAGGATTGGTTGGATGAAAACGGGAAGGCTTGCTTTAGAGATTGCGACCCATCCAATGTTATCATGAGCTATTGTAAGAAAGCAGATTTCAGCGATAGGCTGTATAACGGGGAAGTGATTGAAGTTTCTTTGGACGAATTATCTCAATACTTCGATGAAGAACAATTAGAGCAAATCAAATCCAATGCAGCCAACCAAGTAGTATTTGATGACAGGAACATAAGTTCAAAGAATCAGAAACTAAAGACAGCCGTATTAGACATTGAAATATTAACATGGAATGACCTTGTATATAGCAGGGAGATAAATGGTGCAGGGAATCAGGTATATAAAAAGAGGCCATACGAAAACCTTACCAACAAGGAAAGGATGGCTGAAGAATCCAATATATATGATGTATCAACTCATTCATTCAAGAAAAAGTATTTCTCTAAAAAAGTAGAGTGCTGGTATAAAATCAAATGGGTAATCGGTACTGACTTCTACTATGAAGATGGTAAGGTTGAAAACCAAAAGCGTCCAAAGGGGGCATTGCAGAAATCGGAATCAAGCTATCACTTCCAAGCTGTAAACTTCCAAGATATGACAGCGCAAGGAATGGTAGAGAGATTAAAGGATATTGTAGATGAGTACCAACTTACCGTTTATAAGATACAAGACTTTAAAAACAAGTGGCTACCATATTTGATTGAAATAGATTTGGATGCTTTGGAATCAACGGCATTGGGTAAAGGTGGTGTAACATGGACACCGGAAAAGATACTTGACTTAGCCTTCCAAACAAGAGCATTGGTAGTTCGTAAGAAAGATATAAGCGGCATCAATGTAAATTATAAGGCAGTAGATATTCACCAAACCGGCATGGCGGCAGAATTAGGCCCACTCATGGCTGACTTGGGGAGGCTATTGCAAGAGATGAATGATGTAACTGGGCTTAACCCCGTAACCGATAGCACAGGTTCAGGCGAAAGGAAGTTGAAGTCAACAGCATTGCTTGACCAACAAGCCACCAACAATGCCTTATCACCACTCATGTTTGCAGAGAAGATGCTATTTGAATCTTTGAGCAAGGGTTGTATCATGAGGCTTATTCAGGCGGTGAAGATGGGTAAGATTGAAGGGGTAATGACAGCATTGGGGGGCAATACGGTTAAATTTATACAGGTAAGCCCCGATATTGGTCTGTACGCATGGGGTATCAAAATCCAAGATGTTCCAACAAACGACGATATAGAACTTATCATGCAGCAAATGGGATTGGGGCAAGCTAAAGACTTGTTCCGTCCACAGGATATATTCATCATCAAGAGCCTTGACAATTTAAAGCAGATGGAGCAGATGATAGGCTACCTCTATGAAAAAAGAGTTAAGGAGCAGAGGGAATATGAGATGCAGAAAATAACGATGGCAAATGAGGGCAACCAACAAACCGCCGTTGTATCGGAGCAATCCAAGCAACAAACATTGCAGTTGGAGTACCAATTAAAGATGCAGTTGGAGCAGATGATTTGGCAGAAGGAAAAGGAATTGCTGCAAATGAAGTTACAAGTGGATGCCCGCAATGCCGATGTAAATGCCATGTCTAAAATACAGACCGGCCAAGACCAAGCTAATGCGAAGGTGATGGCGCAGTCCATTTCACAGGAAACAGACCTGACAAAAGCCCATATTGCAGGGGAAAAAGCTAAGGAAAAGCAAGAAATTGCGAATCAGAAGCCTAAAGCCCCAACAAAAGCATAAAATATTTTTTAGAATGACTAAAATATAAGTAATTTTGAATACCACGCCTTCGGGTACGTAAATTTATATAGCCTAACTTCTTACATAGCCTCCCACCCACTACTTATTAAGCCCCCCTTTTGGTGTGATTTAACCGAATAAATCACCAATATGTTAAGAAAGTTTTTTGACCCTCAAGAGGGGGAAGCTAAAGCAGAATCACGTGTTCAGTTTGGGGAAGAAATATCATTAACCGATGTATTTGAATCCCAATCACAGCAGTTTTTAGACAAAAAAGAAGAAGAAGTTGCAGAAGAAAAAGTTGAAGAAAAAAAGCCGGAAGTTATAGCGGAGGAAAAGAAAGAGGTAGTTGAGGAAAAGAAGGAAGCCCCTATTGTAGAAGAAACGAAAGCCCCCGTTATCCCCGATTGGAAAGAGTTCGTTAAGAACCCGCAGTATCGCAAAGAAGTCCACGACTTATTAGAAATAGACGAAGCATCTCTGAACTTATCGAAAGAAATAGCGCAGGATGAATTTGTCAAAAAACTTGTCACATACCGAAAGGAGCATGGCAACGTAACCCCGTTTATTGAGGCAGCTACACGGGATTGGGATAAAGTTTCGCCCGAACATTTGATTTTAGACGACCTGAAAAAACAGTACTCGCACCTATCATCAGAGAAAGCGGAGAAACTTGCCAAATCAGATTTCAACCAAAGGTTTATCTATCGTGATGACCCCAACTTGACTGAAGAAGAAAACCGTGAAATGGCTGAACTCACCGGCCTCAAACTTGAATCAGAGAGTGCCAAAATTCTCAACACCCGCAAGGCAGAGCAAAAAAACTTTCTTGATAGCGTAACACCTATTGATAAGTCTATTGCTCAATCTAAAGAGGCCAAAGAGAAGATGGATGCTGATTTAAAAGAGTTTGAGGAATTTAAGCAGGGCATCGAAGTCAGCCCCGTTACCTCCAAATTATTTGCCGAAAAGAAAATCGTATTTGGCGAAAAGGAAAACTCATTTAACTACACGGTAGACCCCGCAATCATTAAAGAGCAGACCTTAGACACCAACAAATTCTATGGCAATTTTTGGGAGAATGGTGTATTCAATCAAGCAAAATGGAACAAGGTAGTTGCTTATACCAACTACATGACCGCCGTAGAAGAAGGACTTGTTAATCAAGGCCGGTCACTAGGGACTAAGAACGTTGTGGAAGAATTGGAAAACACAAAGGAACAAACCGACAAATCAACGAAAGTGGTTAAGAAATCATTGGCAAAATCCTTCAAAGAAGAAGGCCAGGAAATTACCCTTGAGCAGTTGTACGGAGGTTAATTTTTTAAAATCTTTAATATCTTTTTAAAATGGCATATTCAAATTATAATTATATATCGCTCATCTCCTTACTACTGGATGACGATATTAACCCTAAAGTAGTAGATATTTATAACTGGGAAGGCTTTACCGATGTAATGGGTCTTATGGGACGTTACAAAGAAAGCAAGCAGCCGGTTTTCAATGATTATGTAAACGCTGACATTGGAGTTCAGGTTATCGCAGAATCAGTAGCAGACAGTGGAACAACAACCGTAGTAGTTACCGCAACCGCCCTTACAAGTGGCATCACCGCAGAGAACGTGTTATTCATGTTCCCTAATGGTAAAGTAGGTCACGTACAGGATGTAACCACCGCTTCTGACAAAGATGCAATCACAATCGAAAGCGTAGATGGCACAAACCTTACTCTCGTTGCCGGTCAGAAATTGGATGCCTTCTCTCAAGCAGTTGGTGAGGCTTCTATCGCTCCAACCAATATGCGCCGGTCATTGACCAAATACATCAACAACATTCAAATCATCCGTGGTGTGAATGAGGAAACAGATGTAGCCAAAGTATCATTGCTCCGTGTAAACTTCAATGGTGAATCATATTTCTATGCAAAGAACTTGATAGAAAAACTATTGGAGCATAAAGGCCGTGTAAATGGTATGTGCATCGGAGGTCGGGTATCTTCTACCTTGTTCTCTGACACAACTCCTACACTTACTGACCCTCAAGGCGGTGGTGCAGTTCAAACCTCTCGTGGGCTTGACCAATACGCTACAACTTACGGAGTAACAGATACCGTAACAACTCCCGGCACATGGACACTTGCTGACCACAGTGATGTTATTGATGCTCTCGTAGCAGTACGGGCATTGATTTCAAACTACAAACTGTTTATGTCAACAAGCGTTAAGGGGAAAGTTGATGATGCACTGAAAAACTTGGGTTCATCTGGTGTTACTTCAGTAAGGCTTAATGCCGAAGCTGGCGCAACCACTAAGTTGAATTTCTGGGTAGATCAGCTTAACTATAAAGGCATGAAGGCTGACATTGCAGTGATGCCAATCCTGAACAACAACAAAATGTTCTCTCAAACTGATATAGTAAAATCAATTTACTATATGCCTGAAGATAGCGTTAAAACGCTTGATAATGGCACACAGCCAAGGGTTCAAATGCGCTATCAGTCTCATGGTCTTGGCCCTGTTAATAAGGGTGACAAGATTTGGGGTGAGTGGCATAGTGGCCCTCTATCTCCTGTTGCTCCTGCAATGGGCATCGAAAATGATAGGGCGATTTGGAGAACAAACTGGAAAACTCATCAGGGTGTTCAGGTTCTTGGAGCGCAGCATTTAGCAAAACAAATAGTATTAGCATAAGCAGTCGTTTAACGGGAGGGTGTAAAAAGCCCTCCCTTTTGTAAAGTCATCAACAAAACAATTATATGAAAGTCGTAGGTAGCTTCAACAAAGTTTCTGAAAAATTAAAGAAAGAACTTATCCCATCGGTAAGACCAAATGAGATTGTAAGATTCCAGTTACTCAATGGGCAGTATGAGCCAGCATTAGGCCGTGAAGGTTTTGGTGCTAGTAAATCAATTCGTTTAAATGACCGTATTTATGACCCGTACCAAACCGACAGCGAAGGAAACGAAGTTGGTGGTTATGTAGATATAGGCGTACCTGATTTAATAAAAGAAGGCAGAGTTGAAAAGTGTAAAAAGTTTTGGGTAAATAGTATCGCTAATGGTATTCCTGGGAATGGTCAGTTTGAATTGGTTTCCGGCAACGTGGATGATATGGAAGTAAGGGAGTTCTTATTCTTATCAAATGGTAATAAAAATAATCCACATAGGGATACATCTTCAGAAGCTATGTACGAAGTAGTTGATGCGAAGGCTATTCTTGCTAAAGAGAAAGCGTCAGAGAAAAAAGAGTTGGAAAACAAATTAAAGAGGTTTGCAAAGAATAACCCCGAAGAAGCAGCAGAGATGATGAGCAAAATACAGGGGAAGGCAGCCACAACAACATAAAATAAATAGCATATCATGGCGATAGTTGAGAATTTCACAGCTACACAGGCGTTGGGATTCCCAAGCCAAATAGCATTTACGGATACATCAACAGGTAGCGATGGTGCTATTGCATCCAGAAGAATTTACTTAGTAGATTATTCAGGGAATTATATTGTAGAAGATGGCACGTCCACAGACTATGAAGTTTGGGCGTATGCCGATGCAACAATAACGCTTGATCTTTTAGAGATTGACATGGCGTTATACATCACCGTTCAATGGTTAAATTCAGGGGGTGGCGTTCTGTATGAAAAGACAGAGCTAACCCTTTTTCGTTTGTATAGCATCACTTACTACATATACTTAATAAAAACCCAATCCTCCAATATAAAGTTGAGAGAGAACGCCAATTTCTATTTGAATGAAATAAGGCTTTTATGTTCTATGCAAGAAGCGTATGATGCAGTTTATTATGCAGGGGATATTGCCTCTGCCCAAGCTGCATTAACAAGAGCGAAACAATTAGTAGATAACCCTTCATACTTCTTCTAAGATGCCGCTAACAGTACCACAACAGATAAGCATCGGCGCATTGTGCGCCTTATATACGTCTAATGAGTTAGAATCAGGGACGAGACACGGAGGGGTGATTGACCCCAAGCTACCTCATTTAATATACGCCGTAAATCAAGGGCTAAAATGGCTATACGAACTTGATACCACCGATTCAGATTTAGTTCCCATTGGGAACTATCTTATTTCTATATGTAGGCAGCAGTTCAGAGCGCAAGGAGTTTTGGCATTGAATAACGGGGGGACAGTCGCACCAATTACGCCAAACAATCCTCCGCCAAATGATATTGACTTCATAGTAAGTTCAACTTCATTAATCCCAACCGGAGATACAGAAATCTATTTGGATGGTACGGGTGGCCCAGATTTAAGAGGCTATGACATTGACTTTTTCAGAGGCAGCCAAGTTCAATACACCACACCACAACAAGGAGGTGCAGCATACTATTCATGGAATAATGTTACAGGCTTATTGAGATTACTCCCAACAGTAGGTGGGCAAGCATTGGTAGATGAGCCAATGAGAATTAGTCCTAAGACCGGCGGTGGAGCAACAGTAGTACCAACACAAGAGTACCCAATAGTTATTACAAGCGCCGACTTTGAAGCAGATGGTGTAACATACTTGAACTCACTGATTGTTGGCGACCAATTATTCTTGTTGGCTAATAACGTTCCTAATCCAGCTTTGTTTGCGCCAACGGATTTTGTGTATGTGTCTGGGGGTATTGAAATTATATTAAGTGCGTTCAATGCAAACGTTTTTGACTATACCATAGTAATAAATAAAATAAATTAAAATATGTGTTGTGTATCAGAAGATGTTTGGTTGAGGTTTCAGGATTTTGATAGCCCTACTAGCTTTAGTAGCCCTTTTCTAAAGGGTAGAAGGTTTAAGATATTATTAGATGGGCATCTTCTTTTAGAGAAGGGAGTTCAATGGTCTGAAAAGACATTAGGGGGGTTTGATTTCATAGGGGGGTTATTTATTAATGAAACATCAGTAGTTACAGTTCAATTCTTTTAATATGAAGAAAATATTTTCGATACTTTGTTTTTTAATTGCAACAATAACCTGCTTTGGACAACCAATAGTACCAAGAACAAATAGTTCTTACACGGTACAGGATAGTAGATTTTCAGCAGCGTTGAACTTGTTTGTCCCACGTTACGCCGATACCACAGCAGCCAACGCCGGAACAGCAGAAGGTATTGATTCTCTTGGAGCAGTTATTTTTACCTATAGCACAATGACGCTCTGGGTACGCTCTGGTTCGCCTAAGACTTGGGTGGAAGTAGGGAGCGGTAGTTCTGGTAGTGGAACGGTAACAAGTGTATCATTTACAGGAGGGTTGATTTCAGTTGCTAACCCAACAACTACTCCTGCATTTACCGTTGCTGGTACAAGTGGTGGTATCCCTTATTTTAATTCATCTTCAACTTGGCTTTCAAGCGGGGCTTTAACGGCTAATGCTTTGGTAATTGGTGGTGGTGCTGGTGCTGCCCCTTCAACAACAACTACTGGTACGGGCGTATTAACTGCATTAGGTGTGAATGTTGGTACAGCAGGAAGTTTTGTAGTGAATGGTGGGACATTAGGAACTCCATCAAGCGGTACGGCAACCAATATAACGGGGCTTCCAATAGTAGCAGGTACAACGGGTACTTTAACCATTGCAAGAGGCGGTACTAATCTAACAGCACTTGGTACAGATGGTCAGTTATTGAGAGTAAATGTAGGAGCGACGGCACTTGAATATTTTACTCCAACGTATGTAGCAACTAATATATATACATCTGACGGGACGATAGCGGGTAATAGGCTTATTGATTTAGATGGAAATAATCTACAATTCGTAAGCGGGTCTAATGTGGATATATTGGTTTCTCCATCTACAGCGCAAGTTGACGTTACGGCTGACACAATAAGCCTTCATGGGGCAGTTACTATTGAGGGAACGATAGCGTCTAATCCTATATTATCCTTTCACGGGGCTTCATCCGGTGTAGTAACTATCCAACCTGCCGCAGATGCCGGAACATACACCCTAACCCTCCCAACAACAGATGGAGATGCAGACCAATTCCTACAAACCAATGGTAGTGGCGTTTTAACATGGGCAACAGCAAGCGGTGGTTCTTCCTTATTCCCAACAACAGGTACAGGGACAGCTACGGGGGATGTGACAGGTGAATTGGCGGGCAATTCACTACTTATAGAACAGGGGGATTTAGCCTTCTTGAGTATTTTACCAACAGTCGGAGCCGAGGAAGCTAGGTTAGCAGCTTGGAGCGCAGATGAAACTTTTTATTCAAGATTTCACGCTTTTTTATCGGGGGGAACAGATGCGACTTTTAATATAAGAGCAAATCTTGACGGGGGATATAGGTCAATTATTGAAGGTACTGCAAATGTTTCAACTAGCTCCATAACCCATACATCAGGGTCTCATATATTTAATATATATAACGGTGATGGCGACGATGCAATCGGGTTGTTATCATTAGCCGAATCATACATAAGGGCGTTTAACCCAACCGATGATGATAATATTTCTTTTTTAAAAAGTACCGCAGATGCAACATCGTCTGGATTTGAATTAGAAGCAGATTTTAATGATGGGGTAACTGCTTCTAGCATAGTAGCGCTTGCCAATACTTCAACAGCAACCATAACCTATACAGCAGACCAACATACTATTACAGGAGCAGTAAGAATAAGTGCATTAGGTGGTAGTGGTAGTGGATTTGTAGCAGTGGATAATGATGGTGATTTGAGTTTCAGTTCAGGTAGTGGGGCTAATACAGCATTATCAAACCTAGCCGCAGTAGCTATCAATACAAGTTTAATTTCAGATGCAGATAATACAGATGATTTAGGAAGTACAGCTAATGGATGGAAAGATGTTTATTCAAGGACAGTAAAGTTAGATGGTTCTACTTCGGGTACAGCAACGTTACAAGCTACTGCAACAGCAGGAACACCTACAATAACATTTGGTACTGTAACGGGGACGGTAGCTATAACAGGTGATAAACTTTCAGCTTTTGCAGCCACTACTTCAGCAGAATTAGCGGGAGTGATAAGCAATGAGACAGGAAGCGGGTTATTGGTATTTGGGACTGCCCCCGCAATGTCATCAATTACTTTGGCTGCGGGTACTGCAACGGCGGGTACTGCACCATTGTATCTTACATCAGGAACTAATTTAACTGTACCTGTAAGTGGTGCGGTAGAATTTGATGGGATAACAGCCTACACGACAACAACAAGCGGTAGAGGGGTTGCCCCATCCACCATGATAGCAAGGATAATATCTGGGGCTGAATTTACCATGCAGAACATTGCTACAGTTCAACCCGTATTCCCAACAACAGCAGATGTATGGACGTTGCAAGGTTCAACTACGTATTACTTTGAAGGATTTTACTATTTCACTCACGGTACTACTTCTCACAACGTAGGAATGAGTTTTGAATTAGCGGGTGGCGCATCTGTTACTTCAATAATTTACAGCACTCTTTGTTGGACAACCGCACCACCAACACAAACTTCTGCTCAAGCCACTACAACTTTTGTAGGTGTTGCAAACTCTCCTGTTGTTGCAGCAGCAGCAGTAGCACAAGAATCAATAAGGTTTAGCGGGTACATTTCAATGAACGCTGGCGGTACTGTTACACCATCAATTACGTTCAGCGCAGACCCAACAGGAACGATATTAGCAAAGGCTGGAACTTATATAACATTTACTCCGGTAGGCAGTTCAACTTTCACCACCGTAGGAAACGTAAACTAATAAACATGGATGCACTAGAAAAAATAAGAGCAGTAACGGGGAATGATTTAGATGCTATTGCTGAAACAACTATGGATATTTTGGTCGTGGTTGATAGGGATACACCTGTTGTAAGCGGTGAGTGTCCTATGCCGGTAAACCCATACCCGAAGCAATTTTTTATAATAACTACCAGAGTAGATATTACTGCATTAACAATGAACGCCAACTCTGTTGGTAGAACTATACGTGGCAATGTAACATCATTGCCTGCTAACACTTCTGTTGGTTGGGTGTATGATGACGTTAGTAATGCGTGGTTCCCATTATTTAATTCAGCACCAGTTTGGGGTGGTATATCAGGTTTATTAAGCAATCAATCTGATTTAGAGGATGCCTTAACCTCAAGGCAAGCCACTCTAGTTTCAGGGGCGAATATCAAAACAATAAACGGGGCATCAATATTGGGGGCGGGTGATTTAGTAGTATCTGCCGTAGGTACGCCTGTTTGGTCAAGAGTTAGCGGGAGTAACGTAACCACAACGGGGCAAGTATTGGTTGATATAACTGGGCTTTCTAATTCTTTAGAGGCAAACGCATTTTATGAATTTGAAGCTCACCTTTTAGTATCAACTTCAGCAGTTACAACCGGAACGGCCTATGGTATTAATTTTTCTTCTGCGGGGGCGACAGTGACCGCTAGTATTGTAGGTTCATCTACAAATACAGCTACAAAGACACTTCGGATTAATGCCTTTAATTCACAAACGGCAATATATTTAGCAACATCAGGTCAAGTTGGGGCAATCTTAATTAAGGGGATTATTGAAACAGGCGGTAACCCCGGTAATTTAACAATTATGCACTTGAAATTGACTTCAGGAACTTCAACCGTGTTTATTAATAGTTATTTGAAAACAATAAGAATAGCGTAAAATGACTAAGAGACTATACATACTATTGATTGTTTTACTTAGTGCAGTTATTACTATTGGGCAAAAGGCCAATGACATGAAAGTAACAGCTAAAACAACATTGATAAAAACCAAAATAGGTAATTGTGAGAATACTGTTAAGCCTACTGTTACTGATAGCGGTATCATGCAGTAAGACAAGGAGGTTTTGCAAGAGTGAGTATTGGTTAGACATATCAATATCGGTAGAGAATCAAAAGTATATTAGTCACATTGAATTGCAAATTGAGAAAAACGATCAACCATTTAGTTCTTATTACATTTTTACGAAAGAGAAAGGAGATAATCATATTTACAAATTGAAACACGACATAACCAATATGATAAAGGACGTTAAAATAGGAGATGAATTTAAAATACGCTATGAGGTGTTTGATTGGCGGGATGGGTCATCAATTTTTACACAACCTGAAGCATTTATAAAATGAAAAGATTATATATAATATTACTTGTTTTACTCTCTTGCTTTGGTGCTATTGCCCAAACGCCGCCTATTCAAAATTTAGGTGCGCCGGGTAACATGGTTTTAGCAAGAGGTCTTTTCGGTATTGATACTGGATTGGTTATTCGTACAAACTATGCAGATACGGGAAGCCTAAACACAAACGCCTTCCTTAAATACCAAGCAGGAGCAATAGCAAGAGTAGGTGATGATCTTTGGGTTAGAAATGCAGCAGCGACACAATGGCTGCCTATTGGTGGTAGTGGCGATGTAAATGTTGAAAATAGTAATTCAATTAATTGGGAAGGTGATGGTTCTTTTGAAAATCCATTGATTGCCCAAGTAACTACATCTGGACAATCAGGGAATAGTATATCGTTATTGCCCGATGGTATTTTCTCTCCAATAACGGTTCAGAATGGATTGATTAGTGGTGGTAATATTACATGGGTTAGTGGTTATACTTACGATGTTACCGAAACAAATTATGCAATTCAAGGGGTGGTATATCTTGCCCCAGAAGATCAAATAACACTAGCCAACTCTGACCCAACATTTGATAGGATAGATAGAGTAGTAGTTGATACGGCCAATAATGTCGTTATAATTGAAGGAACGCCAGCCGATGATCCACAAGAGCCATCCTACGACCCTGAAACACAATTACCACTAGCATTAATTTTAGTAACGGCAAATTCAACAGAACCAACAGTTGACCAAGAATATATTTATCTTAACAATGCAGAGTGGACAACATTTGCCAACCACGTTTCAATTAACCCCGCATCAACTACCAACCCATTCTCACCAACATTGGACGTAGAAGGTACATTAACTCCTAATGCAGCCGCAATAACTTTTACCGACCCAACTCCACCTACAACGATGAGTACTTATAAGGTGCTTACGTTTAAGATATTTTCCAAAGGGGCCTATGCGGCTACATCAAGATTAACATTAAGATTCTTTAGTGGATTAACAGCCGTTGGTAATTTAGTGACGGTTAGCGATGGTACGTTTGGTTTCAGTTCAGCAAATACAAGTGGTTATCAAACTATAACTATACCGCTATACGTATTTGGTGCAATGTCAACTGTTACTTCATTTACAATAACTACAAGTACATTAACGGGAAGTGGGAATACAGTAGGATATTACATTGATAACATTCAATTACAAGGTGGTGAGGGAACAATAATACCAGAGGGAAGCGGTAATGCTCACTTGCAAAACGGTAATTTCTATGGTACATTAGGAGTATTAGGTTCTCTTGATAACAACGCATTGGCATTTATTACCAATGCAACACAAAGAATGAGATTGCTAACAAATGGTAAGCTATTAATAGGTACGGCTACTGATAATGGCGTTGGTGGTGTATTGCAAGTATCGGGTACAGTTTCCGGCACAGCCGACAATGCCGTTCCATTGGGTACATCAACAAGAAGATTCTTAGAACTTTGGTCAGACATTCATCAAGGAACTTCATACATGAGGTTCAATATTGGTGGAGTTACAGCCGGACAAATACAGCCAACCACAAGGAACTTAGTATATGGCTCTAATCCAACAGTAGATATACCATCAGCATTAGCAGCTTTCAATAGCACTACCAAAGGTATATTGATACCAAAGATGACCACTACCGATAAGAACGCTATCAGTTCTCCCGCAACGGGATTACTTGTATTTGATAGTACCCTTAATGCTTTCTATGTTTATCATACAGGGGCATGGAATCCAATAGGGGCAACAATAACCGCAAGTAATGGGCTTACTATGAGTACTGCTACTAATGCAATATGGGGTGGTACTTTATCGCAAAATACTTCCATTAGTAATGCTAATCTTTACAATATAACAATAACAGGTCAATTAACAAGTGCTACAATATTCAGTGTAACTAATAGTGCTGGGTCAGGATTTCTTAGTACAGCAGTAGCTGGCATATCAACAAATGGGAGGGCTATATCTGGAACTTCTACAAACAGTACTGGCGTTTATGGTACAAGTACTGGCGGTGTTGGGGTACAGGGAAATTCAGCAAGCAGCGTAGGCGTACAGGGAACTTCTTCAACTAATACCGCACTTTATGGTACAAACTCTACGGCATCATTCCCCGTATTATGGACAATACAAACCACGTCAGGCACGAATGATATAGTGCCTAGTTATTGGGTGCAGAGGGCTTCAAGCGGAACTGCGGCAAATGGCATAGGGCTATCTGTTGACCTTTATATTGAAACGACAAATGGGAATGTTTTTTCAGCAAACTCCTTAGTCTCAAAATGGACTGATGTTACCCATGCAACAAGAACATCTCAATTCATACTACGGGGAACTAATAGCGCAGCATCAAATGACATACTAACGCTAAATGGTAATGGGAGCGTACAGTTAAATGACTACGGTATAAACACATTCGCCGGTACTCCCGTATATGCTTTAGGAGTAGAAGCAGATGGGGATATTGTTGAGTTTGCTGTTGGTGCTGGAACGGGTGATGTTATAAAAGTAGGCACTCCCGTAAATAATCAATTAGGCGTTTGGACAGGTAATGGTACAATAGAAGGAGATGCTAACTTAACTTTTGCTTCATCAACTTTGAACATTGGTGTTGCAGGTGCATCAACAGGTATATTAACTGTAAGTGGTGTTACTTCTGGAACGGTTACTATTCAGCCAGCAAGTGCCGCAGGTACATATACATTGACACTTCCAACAACAGATGGTAATGCAGGTGAGGTATTAAGTACAGATGGTGCAGGTGTATTATCATGGATAGCGGCAGGTGCAGTAGGTACGGTTACTAATACAACATGGACAGGTGGAATAGTGTCAATAGCTAATCCAACAACAGTCCCAGCGTTTACCGTTGCGGGTACAAGTGGTGGCGGTGTTTATTTTTCAGGTGCAGCTACATGGGCTTCAACAGGGGTATTAGCCGCAAACGCATTAATGATTGGTGGCGGTGCAGGTGCAGCATATTCAACAACTACAACAGGTACCGGAATATTAACTTGGTTAGGAACTCCATCAAGTGCTAATCTTATAACAGCAGTAACGGATGAAACAGGTAGCGGATTGTTAGTGTTTGCCACTTCTCCCGTTCTTACTACTCCCAATTTGGGGACTCCGTCAGCAGTAACATTAACTAATGCAACAGGGCTTCCATTAACGACAGGTGTTACAGGTAATCTTCCAGTAACTAATCTTAATTCAGGAACGCTTGCAAGTGCAACTACTTATTGGCGTGGTGATGGTACATGGGCAACTCCCGCAGGTAGTGGTACAGTAACGAGCATAACATTAACTCAACCAGCAGCCGGTATAACAATTACAAATAGCGGTGTTGCAATTACAGGTTCAGGTACAAGAACATTTGCTCTTGCCAATGATTTACTAGCATTGGAGAATTTAGCCACAACAGGGATAGCACGTAGAACAGGTACTTCAACTTGGACAGCGGGTGGGTTGGTTTCATTGACTACTGAAGTTACTGGAACATTGCCGGTTTTAAATGGGGGTACAGGTCAAACAACTTATACCAATGGGCAATTATTAATAGGTAATACTACAGGTAATACATTAACTAAAACTACATTAACAGCAGGGACAGGTATAAGCATCACCAATGGGGCAGGTAGTATAACCATTGCAACCGTATTTAACCCAACCGTTCAAACATTAACAGATGGAGCAACAGTAACGTGGAACGTAAGTAATGGCGGTAATGCAGTTCTTACATTGATTGGAACAGGAAGAACGCTATCAATTACAAATCCGGTTGCAGGATACACATATACTATTAGGGTGGTGCAGGGAGGTGGAGGGTCAAGGACGATAACAACATACCCTACCGGTACTGTTTGGTCAGGCGGTACTGCTCCAACGCTTTCAACAACGGCAGGGCAGTATGATTTAATTGTGTTATACTACGATGGAGTTAGATTTATAGGAACTTATAGCTTAAACTATGTGTAAGAAGATAGATTTAATATGCTCTAATTGTGGCGATGTTAAAACCATGTATAAGTCAGAAAAACTTAGGAAAAGTTCTTTGTGTAAAAAGTGCCATATAGATAAAGAGAAGAAAATGGGGGTTGATAGGCGTGAATCATTGAGATTATCCACTCATTTAATTTGCCCTAGTTGTAAGAAGGAAAAGAGTACTAGCGAATTTTACTTAAACGGGCAGAATAGGAAGTGTAAGGACTGTATGCCATATAATAAAAAAGTAGAGCAAACTTGTGTCAAGTGCGGATTGACGAGGGTGGTTTCACTAGCAGCTTCAGTAAAAGGTAGCGGTCTTTGTAAGTGGTGCGCTCAAAAAATAGCCGCTAATAAGCCTGAAACTAAACAAAGAAAATCATTGCAAGCCAGAGAGCAGGTATTGAGACAAGGAGGTGTGCCTAACGCAAAGAAGTTCACCAAAGACCAAGCAAAAGAAAACCACTACAATTGGAAAGGCGGCATTACGCCAGAGGTAATGCGGATTAGAAATTCAGAAGAAACGGCAATATGGAGAAAGGCAGTATTTGAAAGAGATGACTATACTTGTCAGGGTTGCGGCCAAAGAGGCGGCAGGTTGCATTGCCATCATGTAAAAGAATTTTCAAAATACCCCGAACTAAGGTTTGAGGTAAGTAATGGACAAACTCTTTGTGTTTCGTGTCATACAAAAACACATAATTACGGCAGAAAGAAACAACTATCGGTAGCATGAAGTTAGTTATAGCGATATTATTTTTACTTGTTAGTTTAAGCGCAAATTCCCAATTCGGGAACAAGAACTTTTTTTTCAAGCCAGCATCGGTTACGCCTCCTGCTCCTGGAAACCAACCATTTTCATTTACAGCCATACCATTTAGTGAGCAAGATAGTATTAATGTAGGCAGAGGCGCAGAGCAATGGCATAACGGTAGCGAAGGCATCCCAAATCCAACGGAGACAGATAACAGGCCACCGCTAGATTTTTATTATAGGTTTATGTGGCATCAAGTTGAAGGTGCAACACAAGGGGATTATACGTTTGCATATTTCGATAGTTTAGCAATGGGGGCTATAAATGCAAATCAGCAATTTTCATTTGGCATAATGACTGTCTTTACGGGTGGTGGTACTACTTATGATGGTGGGCGTAGTGCGTACCCTGAATATCTTCATGATCTCATGCAAGCCGAAACAGCTAACAGTAGAGATTGGTTGACAGGTGATGGTGATTGGATACCAAACTTTAATTCGCCAAACTATCTTTCAAGATTAAGGGCATTGCACGTAGCGTTAAACGCACATATACTTACAACTTCACTTACTGCATGGCAAGGGCCAAAGATCGGGCAAAGCATACCACTAAGTAGTATTATTTATTGTATTGATGTACGTGGTTATGGGAACTACGGTGAGTGGCATAGTGGTGGCATTTGCGATTGGTCAACATGGCCAACAGGCAGGCAACCAACAGCCGCTTCATTGATGGAAATAATAGATACGCATACCGAAGTATTTACAAGTTGGCCTCTTAGCATGATGGTGGCGGCTTATGATGGCGGTGCAACATTCATCCCTTTATTCGTACCACTTCCACAAGTTGCCTATTACGCATTAACAGCTACCAATACATACGATACAATAGGGTTTCGCAGAGATCAATGGGGGGCAACAGATTCTTACCTCAATACATTAATGGCGGGCAATACAGGAACGTATAATGGTTCTCAACAATTCAGATATTATATTTTAAATAGGTGGAAGAATGCGCCCGTAACAGGTGAACCGCCAAGTTGGGATGCAGATGGATGGGTGGATTTATTAAATCAAATAAATACTTACCACGCCACTTCATTTGGTAATGGAAACTATGGGCCATACCCAAGTCCAGCAGGCAGGGACAGAATAAGAACAGCATTTAAAACGGCAGGGTACAGATTAATAATTACCAATGGTACAGCACCACAAGTTATCACAAGAGGGGTTTCATTTAATATTGAAGCAAATTGGCAAAATACAGGCATAGCACCATCCTACAATAACTGGACAGTTACCTATGAATTACAAGATGGCGGTGGTACGCCTGTATGGGTTGGTACAAGTAGTAAGGTTTTGAGGAAATTTTTACCCGCAGGGTCGGCAACAAATACCACAGATTTACTTACTGTTCCTATTGATGTGATTGCAGGTACATATAGGTTAGTGGTAAGAGTGAAAGACCCGTTAGATTACAGGCCAAATTTGAAATTAATGGTTAGCGGTAGAAATTCAGACGGGACATATACAATATTTCCAAGCGTTACGGTCAATTAATATCTATGAAAAATCTTTTAATATCCATATTATTCTTAATAAGCTACACAGTTTCGGCACAAGTTATCTCTGTCACCATCACAAAGGAATTAGACACGCTTACTTTAACAAAAGTTCCAAAAAATAAAGTAATTAAAGTTGGGAAAATATCGTATGTAGATTCTACAATCAAGTATGATACCACAATCTCTACTGTTAAGAAGTATGTCCCAACAACTACTCCACCAACAACAGGAACAACGGTAAATTTTACATTTACTCAAATCCCAATAACTGACCCCGATATAATTTCACCAGGAAGGGGCGCAGAACAATGGCATAACAGCACAGAGAGAATACCCAACCCAACAGAAGCGCAGCCTATTGGTATAGAAAATTCTTTAGATGTGTATTACAGGATTCAATGGTCAGAAATGGAATCAGGGTTAACGGCAGGGAATTACACATGGGGAAGGTTGGATAATATATTCATAGATGCTATTAATAAAGGTCAAAGAGTTTCCTTTGGTATTATGACTGTTCATGCGGGGAATGGCACAGTAACTTATGATGGCGCACCAAGTTCATACCCTCAATATCTGCATAACTTAATGAAGTTGGAAGCTACCAATAGTAGAGATTGGGTTGGCGGTGGCGGGTGGATACCAAACTATAATTCTCCAAATTATATTTCAAGATTAAGAGCATTGCACCAAGCTACCGAAGATCATTTATTAGCTACCACATATACTCCAACAACCGGCCCAAATGCAGGTAAGACAGTAAGATTCTCCGATGTAGTTTATGTTATTGATATAAGAGGTTATGGTAATTACGGCGAATGGCATAGCGGTGGGTATTGTGATTGGAATACATATCCAGCAGGCAGGCAACCAACAGTAGCATCTTTAAAAGCAATTATTGACGCACACACACAAATATTTGATAAGTGGCCTCTTGCTATAATGATAGCTGCATTTGATGGTGGTGGTACATACATTCCATTATTTGTTCCTTATCCAGAAGTAGCTCACTATGCAGCAACAGCACGTAACGCATGGGGGCAAGTTGGATGGCGCAAAGATCAATACGGAGCAACAGATGGCTACCTTGCCACACTACTTGAAAATAATAATGTAACATGGAATGGTTCACCACAGTTGAAAACCATTTTAATGAACACATGGAAAACTGCACCAATAACCGGAGAGCCGCCTTCGTGGACTGTCAATGGCCCAGACTTAATGCGCCAAGTTACTACCTACCATACCACATCATTTGGTAATGGTAATTACGGCCCTTACCCAGATGCAACATTAAGAAATCAAATAAGGGATGCTTTCAAAAAAGCAGGGTATAGATTAGTATTAACAAGTGGTAAAGCTGTAACAAGTACAGGTAATCTATCCATCAATTTAGCATGGCAGAATATAGGAATTGCCCCAACTTATGAGAATTGGAATGTCGTATATGAATTAGTGAATAGCTCAAATGTAGTTGCATGGTCAGGAACGAGTACGTTTAAGCCTAAGTTTTTTCAACCAGGAACTACGCCAACAACAGTAGTAGAGAATTTCCCTGTTAGTGTACCAACAGGAACATATACATTGAGAGTAGCCATTAAAGACCCGACTAATTATAGGGCTAATGGTGTATTGGCAATAACAGGGAGAACAACTAACGGGTATTATAATTTAGGAACAATAACGTATTAATAATAAAAAGCAAAAAATGTGAGAACAATGGACAATCATAATGCGGATCAAGGCAATATATCGTTGTTAATTTCTATCATAACAGGTATGCTTGCATGGATAGGATCATATAGTTTGGGGGAAGTTTTTAAAGGGGTGTCAATGGCAGTCTCTATTATAGCCGGTATAATGGCTATTCGGTATTATTATTATGCAACCAAAAAACAGAAATAAATATGGCTGACGTAAAATTCGGGCGCAAGCAATTAGCAAATCCAACACCTAAAGGGATAGCTTTTAAAATCAATATCGTAATGGCAATAGCTACGGCAATAGCAGGTTGGATTAATACCGTTGATTTTATTCCAGCAAGACCATCAAGTATCACAGCAGCTATATTAAGTTTGGTTGTATTGATCTGCATGGCGGTTAAACCGTTCTATGGTGTTGAAACAACAGAAACAGAAGTACCTATTGATGAAGTAGGTGAAATGGAAGAAACGGAAACAAAAAAGTAACTACTAACAATTAAATATCTGAACAATGGCAAAAGGAAAATTTCTCTCAGGTTTACAAGAATTTCTAATTGGATTCGTCGCCCCTAATTGGTTTGACAATTTAGCGGCACAAGGTACAGGACTTTTAGAAGAAGCCTATACTGAAAATCCAGAGTTAATCACGAACCTATTAAAATCATTGTACCCACTAATTGATGTGTACGCTGAAAGAGCAGTGGCGAAAACTAAAACGAAATTAGATGACAAAGCAGTTCAATCAATTAAAACAGCATTGGAAGGGTTTGCTTCGAGTAAAGGCATTGAATTGCCAAATCTCGATGAGGGCCAAGCCGACGACTAAGATTAGTTCTTTATTGGTTCGCAAAATTAGCCGCTTCAAGTGGGAGGCGGCTTTTTCTTTGGTATGAAGTGGGTGAATAGAATAGCTTTTATGCTGTTTACAATTTATCTATTTCACGGTTGCCTCACTTGTTAAAATTCAATAGCTATGACACAAACAAGGATATTATATTGGATAAAAGAGAACCTTGCGCCGGTAATAAATAAAGCATTAAAAGAGAATGAAGGTGTCATATACACAGAGGATTGGTTGGCAGCAATGGCATATAGAGAAACAGGGTTTTTAATAGCTAGGTATGCAGATAAAAAAATGTCTCCCGATTCTATCCACTCAATTATTAAAGGCGATTATGGCCGGAGAGATGGAGAATTAGAAAAGCAGTATCATGGCTTTGGTTATTGGCAAATAGATATTGGGAGCTATCCAGAGTTTGTTAAATCAGGGCAATGGAAAGACCCGTATTTAACCTGCATGAAAGCTATTCATGTATTGGAAGAAAAAAGAAAGTATTTAGCTAAGAGAGTTGACATTGATAAGATAGGATTAGACACCTACCACAGAGCAATAACAGCAGCGTATAATTGTGGGCAAGGTAATGTTATGAGAGCAATAGAGAAAGGAGTTGATGTTGACAGATATACTCATCAAGGGGATTACTCAAAAGTTGTTTGGTCATTAAGAGATGCGTATAAATTACTATGATGCTAACCTATTATAAAGGGTATGCCATTCAGGAAATAAATGGCTTGTGGAGATTGGTATTATCACCTTATGAGTTTTATTCCTCACTTGAGGCAATTAGAAAACAAATAGATATACTATATGACAAAAGCAGACTTGGCAAGGAAGTACAGAAAAGAAGCGGGGAGTAAGACCCCACATGCTGAATTAGCCAGAAAAATGCACAAAGAACAGCCTATAATGTTCCCTACTATTGAGACGGCAAGAGATTCTCTTAGGTACATTGAAGGTAAGTCAGGCGGTCGAAAAGCAAAATTCGTTAAAGAAACAGAGTTTTTTATGGAAGAAAAAAGAAGTACAAACCCGTATGCTTTGCCTGAACCAGATAGTGACGATTTAGAGCCTTACAGATTGCCAAAATCGTTTAATGATTTCATTTTAGCTGGTGATTTCCACATACCAAACCACAGGATGCCACCAATAAATGCAATGATTAACTACGCTAAAGAAAACAAAATAACAAAGCTATTCATAAATGGGGATTTACTAGACAATACGCCATTTTCTAAGTGGGTAAATGAACCAGTTCGGCCATCCGATGTTCCACGTTGGTTTGACATGGCAAAAGATTTCCTTAAAACATTAAAGCAAACCTTTACTGAAATATATTGGTTAGAGGGGAATCACGACTTTTGGTTCAAAAGATTTTTAATGACTAAGGCAGAACTTCTTTTTGGCGATAAATACTTCCATTTAGAGCAAAGGTTAGCCTTAAATGAATTAGGGGTTAAATACATTGACCAAAAATATCTTGTCAAGGCGGGGCATTTAAACATCGTACACGGGCATATATTATTCAGGGGTGGCGGCAGCTATGCAAATGCAGCTAGGATGCTTTACCAAAAGACAAAGGCCAATACAATAGCATCCCATGTCCATGTTGAGAGTTCGCATAGTGAACCAGATTTAAATGATAAGCTGATCACCACTTTTACAACCGGCTGCATGTGTTCCCTTAGACCAGATTACCAACCATACGGCGGGAAGGCTTGTCATGGCTTTGCCCACATTCAAATAAAGAATAACGGTGATTTTAATTTAAAGAACTTCCGTATTTACAAAGGCGAAATTATGTAGTATGAGTGAAAAGATAATAATGTGCAGCGATAGTAAATGCCCACTAAGAAAGCAATGCCATAGGTTTTCAATAAGGCCACAAAAAGGGCAGAGCTTTTTTTTATTCAGCCCAAGAGAAGTGGATAATAAGCTATTTGTTTGTGATATGTTTTGGGGTGATAGTTCACAGTTATTATTTGAACAACTTAAAGAAATAGTAAAGAGTGAAAATAAAGACTGAATACGATATTGAGGATGTTTTGTATATCAAAATAGACCCCGAACAATTACCTCATAGAGTGGTGGGAATTGTGATCTTGCCAGGAGCCATTAAATACCGGCTAAGTTATTTAGGGGAAGAATATGAACTATACAACTTTGAACTATCAAAGGATATTAATCTAATTTCTGACGATGTAAACCCGCCGAATGAAAGTGAAGAATGAGAAAACTAATAATTATTTTATGCCTGTATTTATTATCCTGTTCTCCTGAAAAGGCTTTGCAAGTTCATGGTGAATATTGGGTATTGGTAGAAAAAAAAGAAGCTACCAGATATATAGATAGCTTCACTTGGTTAATATGGGAAAATCAAAACGGGATACGGTATTGGGAAGGTGTTTCAGATATTAGAGCTTCGGCTTATCCAATAGGAACAATGATATATAATAGAACTAAATAACCGTTCATTTTTATCTTATATAAGTTCCATCGGGGTTTCGCCCCTTATTTTGGTAATTCCAAAGAGTTACCGTTTCAGCTAATGGGTATTTATTTTTACATTCTTCATCTGATAATACATTGTCTTTATCAGAATAAAATCCAGTTCCTAACCATCCTAAATAGGTGTATGGCATTTGCTCTCTTGCTTCTTTGTTTTTAAGATACTCTCTTAGTGGCTGATTCATGCTTTTACATTTTTGCGTGTCCGTACAATTTTTTTCTGTTATTGTTTGGTAAAGAATATACTTCTTTTTGAGCAGCTACTAACCATTTCTTTTCCTCAATAGCGTCGAATATCTCCTTTGCCACTAATAAAACTTCTTTTTCAGTATCATTAGGGAATCTTTCAAAGGATATGTAATTTACCGTTACGCTTAACAATAGCTGTAATTGTTCATGAGTTTGACAGGAGGCCACCCATCTTAGAATGGCCTCTTTGTGCTGATCTAAATTCATATTTTAGTTTTGGTTAAGAAATATATCTTCGTGAAGGGATTTTCTATCCCAGAATTTCACGGCTTGTTCTTCCAAGTTATCTTCGGTAGAACCGGAGCTAATTACTTTTACAAATAGATACACTACTAAGGAGTAGGCAATAAGGATAAGTGAAGCGGTTAATAGTGGGTGCATAACGTTAGATTTACAGATTTAAAAGGAGTTTTGTTTGCTAGTTCTAATATACAAAAGAAATTTAATATTTTGGTATCGTAAATCTACTATTTGTCGGTTTTAGTTTTCCATACATAGTAGCAAGCATTCTTTTTTAATTGCACATTGTAATACCGGAGCAGCGTATCGCTGTTATTAGATACGAATATGTGCTTGTAGCCTCTTGGCGTTACTCTAATATCAGCTAAAGTACATTGAGTATAGTATTTAGCTAGGGTGCTTGGCTTCATATTTACGGCCTCCTGGTTATACCGATTAACGGAACAAGAGGAAAGGAAGGCAAGTAGAATTACTATTCCAACGGCCAATACTGTGTAGTTAGTGTTTTGTTTCTGTTTCATGGTTTAATTTTAATCCCCCCGATTTCGGGGTAATTGATAATTATGGTTTATTTTCTTTTATAGTATGCCGCCCTTTTAATTTCGGTTATGACCCCATTTGTTGGGAATAATGAATGTTTAACGACTGATCTAGCGGCCCATTTTTCATCCATAGCGTTTACCCTTATTTTCATCTTCCCTTTGTCGAAGGTTGACACGGGAGGGTATTTTATTGTTACAATATACTGCTCCATAACTAAGCCCTCATTTTACTTGTCCTATGTCTTGGTTCTTGCCCCTTCCAGCACGGGGATGATTGATAGTTTTTAGAACTGGCACAGCTTATGATCATTGAGGCCAGTAATGACCATGCAATGATGAATAGAATTAATCGTGTTGTTTTCATTTTTAATTTAATTTATAGTTGAAAGATTTGATACTAAGATGAAAATACTCATATCGTAATATGTATGCCTCTACCATTGGGTGGGCCTGAGTTGTTATTTTCTGCATATTGATCATAGGTAAAAGCCCCCCGCTTGCTTTGTGTGTCTCACCCCTCTGCAATCTTTTTTCGTCACTGAGCAAGAACTAAAGGATATTACTAAGGCAATAAGCACAGCCAATAAAAAGTAATTTGATAGCTTGTTGTTATACGGTTGTTTTTTCATTTTATTATAGTTTTAAAGTGTTTTAAAGAGAGGGGGCGATAAGAATAAAGCCCCCGAATTACCATCCTAATGAGTATTTTTAAATGTCCAGTTCTTTAAGGTCGTCTTTATCTTCAATTACTTGATCTTTGAGAAAACTATCAACTTTGCCTCCCGATAAATTAGCTTTCATTTTAAGGGTATATTCATTTATTAACTTTTCCAGGAATTCCACCCTTTCCCTTAATCGGTTGTTTTCTTCCTGCAATTCGGCGTATTTTGGAGCCAGAGCATCATAGGCCCCTGCTTTTGTAATGTTGACTATTTGTCCAAATATATCTTCCATGTTAATCAATTTTAATATAGTTTTTATAAATGTTCCCGCTTTTGCTGGTTCTCATATAGTACAGTTTACCATTTTTAGATATATAGACAGGATAGGTTTTACCGTTTTGGTCAGTGAATGTCTTGCCCGTGTCTTTGCCTTTGTCGTCCATTTTAATGGCTTTTACTGCTATATAATTACCCTGGCTGTCCTTTGTTATTGTTTGAGCATGGAGGCCAAAGGATAAGCCTAAAATAGCTGCTAAAATGATTATTCGTTTCATGGTTGTACGGTTTTGTGTTTTGTATTTATTAACGTGGACTGGATAGCTTTTTTTACCTTCATTAGCCTCGCCTCCATTATTTCGTCGTAGTATGCAGGGTTATTTACTTCATCGCTATTATACAGGCTTTTGCTCATTAATTGCCCTATTTCAATAGCATATGATTCGCTCAATCCAGTTGCCTTTAAATCAGTAACAAATTGATTATATACTTTCGTTATCATTATTCTTGTTTTTAGATGGTTTAAACGAGTGCAGTTTTTAATTAGCTACTGCCAAACTATAACACACAACTATATTAAGAGAAGTAGTTTTTAGATACTCTGCGGGAAAGATTGCGTTTAATTGCCTTCCTTATTTGGTGGCCGTCTGTATATACATCATTCCCTTGACTGTCTTTTTCGTCTCTGTATGAGTTCCAAATGATAGACCTTAGCACTTGATTAGCTGCGGGTCTGTATTCAGTTGGGAAGTATTGGCCTGTGCAATATTCAAGTCTGCCCTCTTTATTCAGTAATAAACGGCCGGAAGTAGTTGTAAGGTAATCAGTAAGTTGTTGCTCTAAATTGTCAACCCTACGGGCAGCAAGCGCAAATAATTCAAAAAAATCTTGCCTGTCCTTTGTTATCTCCCTGCTTTCTGAACGATAGGCTGAAACATCGCCATAATTAGAGAAGTCAAGACCGGGACGTTGATTGACAAACGTCACTAATTTTTCGGTTGTTGATTTAGTAGTTGTCATTGTGTTGTGTGTTTTATGGTTGATTAAAGGTTATTTATCTTGTTGTAAACTCTTGTACATATTTCAGATTTGATTGCGTCAGATATATCCTTTCTCATTCTCCCTGTTTTCATATCTACACCATGAGCAGCCAGCCAAATAGTATTATTTTCATCCTCAATAGCTTTTTTAACCGCTTCTATTGCACCCATGCCATTTGCCATGTTATCTAAAGCCCTCATTTCTATTGATTTTGGTAGTAAGTTTTGCATTGTTGTGTGTTTTTAATAATTAGTTAATATATAAAATGGTGTAAATAAGAGTTAAGCGTTGTGCTATTTCGTAATGACAATGTAAATATAGGGTGAAAAATAAACGTAACCAAATAAATAGTGTTAAAAGTTTGTTAACACACTCTTGTAACTCTTAACACATTATCTTCCATCTTTTTAGTACTAAATTCCCGTCTTGGGTTCATCTTTAGCCCTATTTCATACAAATACTTTTGCACTCTTTTGTAGTTGTCAATTTCAATTGTGACCGTTTCACCTGGCTGCATGGTGTTAACTGTATCCTTACTTAAAGAATAGTCATTACTTGCAATATCTCCTGTTTTTACTGGCATAGATGCAAAGATAGGATAATTTAAACGTAACTAAAGCCTAAACTGCTTTAATTGTTACCAGTGATATAGTTTTGGTTGCAATCACATTGCTATTTTTGCCCGACCTTATTCGTAGATCACCAATGTTATCAATAAAGAACAAAGGTTTGCCTACCTTATCCCAACTGGCAACAGTCTTTTTGGTTATCTTAATTGCTCTGCCATAAGTACAGATATAGACATCCTTACCCAGCCCTATTTGAGCAATTATAAAGAGTTCCTTCTAAAACAGTAATCTTTATATCTACATGATGTGGGTGAATTGCCACCTCCAATGGATTTTCTTTCCAAAGCCTATGGTTGGTATCGGCATAAAAAATACGCTC